ATCCCATCAGTATAAAATCATTCACAGCCAGTACAAGAATGATTTTAAAAAGTTTTTGGTTGAACAAGTAAAGCAAAGAAAGGATGAATAATATCTTCACAATATGCTATTCAGAAGAAGAAGCAAATGAAATAGGCCACTTCATTTTGAGTAGAGGATACGAGGGTGTTCAAAATGATAGCTATAGATATTGCCGTGAAGCGATTTGGTGGGCTTTCAAACAAGCTAAAAGGCATCATTTAAATTGCATCTACGTTGGCGTTGCAGGTTGCCAAATGACTGTATCAAAATCAAAGCGAGGTCTTAGACGAAACGGTCTTAAATACATAGAGAAAAGGCGAATGTTTTACAAATTACTAAGTAAGTATTGATAAATGATTATGAACTCAATTAACGACGAAAGAGGTTGCAGCGTATGCCAACCCGGTAAAGAGAATTACACTACCTACACAACGAAGTTAGGCAGAAAGAGAGTGAGAATGTACCAGTACGATTACCGTACTGAAAGTGGTGAACTCTTTGCTTGTTGTGCGCCTACCTTAGAGGCGTGTAGAGAAAGACGGGACAAATGGCTTACTGGAAGCACAAGTGAAGACAAGAGATGCTCTTATTAATGAATTGAAGGAAGGAGGTAAGCAATGACGCAGAAACAAGCATTGAAGTCGTTAGAGGATTACTGCAAGGTAAACAATATGCACCTAACAAGTTCCTCATTTACCAGAAACGCTTATGCAATTGTGGCGCATGACACAAACCAAACCTGGAACCGAATATTTGAAAATGGAATACCATGCCACCGTTTAAGCGGCTATCATACGCCAAAAGAGCTTTTGATATGGCTTGACGGCTATCACGCCGGGATACAGAAAGGAGGTAAGAAATGGGGATGATTAAATTTAGAGGTGTAAATATCTTTGGCAATGAATGGTTGTATGGGAATCTTGTTAAGATAGAAGAAAACAGATATTCCATATTGCCCGAAATAAATGATATGCCGACATGCAAGTGTATAGCTGATTATGATGTAAATCATAATACCATTGGTCGATTCACTGGTTTGTTCGATAAAAACGGGAAAGAAATCTATGAGCGTGATTACATTTCCATAATCTACAAGTATGAAGGCATCGCAAATGGATGCGCTATCCCCGATCATGATTGTATTTGTTATGGAGAAGTGGTTTACATGGATGGCTTCGCTTGCTTTGGCTTGCGTCTGCATAAAGCGGAATACCCAATAAGCCAAGAATTAAAAGAGTGCCAGTACCTTACTGTCCCTCTGCTTCAGTTTGATCTGGAATGTGATAGTATTGAGGTATTTGGAAATGTGTTTGATAATCCTGAATTGCTAAAATGAATAGAATATGGGAAATAAAGTAGTAGCATTTATAAGATCAAACGAATGGTTTAAGTCCACTATGGTAGAGCATGGCACACATAATGGATATGTAGCTGTCCCTTCTATGAACAAATATCATGGAATGTCTTATTTGGATATTAATGATATAGACGTTCATGGCGGTATAACATTTTCAGAACCGGCAATAAGCGGTGAAGAATCTATCGGAAGCAAAAGGAAAATTAATCCAAGGTATGTCGGAAAAAGAAATCCCATATTGGATAATGCTGAGTTTATCACCGACAACACAGAAATAGGTAATGATTGGTGGATATTCGGATTTGATACATTCCATTATGGAGATGATAAATATAATTGGGATAAACAAGCTGTCATACAAGAGACAATGAACTTGATGGAACAAATAGAAAAATAAGCAATATGAAGTACAGAATCAAAATAATAGAAACCCTTTCTAAAGTGGTAGAGGTGGAAGCGGATGATTATGATTCCGCTTTCGAGAAAGTTGAGGAAATGGTTAACTGCGAAGAAGTAGTTCTTACAGCAGATGATTTTGAAGGTCGTGAATTTTATCCGGTAGAAGATTATGAAAAGTAATAAAGAATACAAAGTAAAAGTCCAGTTTGTCTTAGAAGGAGAAGTAACTGTCAATGCTTGCAGCAAAGATGAAGCGAAAGAATTGGTTGAAGAAAGTTTTGGTCTTGTCGTTGGTGGTAATTTGCACTCTATGGATTCAAGAATAATCGATTGGGATTTCCCCGTTCATCCTGAAATGATTGTGAAGTAAATCAGTATGGCAAAAGTATATGAAAACAAGAAAGGATTCAAGGTCATACAAGCCACTCGTGGCGAAATGATATGCGCGCTCAGTGAATATGGATGTGTCGGAATTTGCGACAGCTGTGGTTCCAGTAATTGCCAAGATGGATTCTACATCGCAGTCCTTAATCGCTGGTATTGTTCTGATTGCTTCCATAAGTGGTATGCCAGAGCTAAACGCTATGCTTCCGATGAATATGTTGAAAACAAGAATTTTGAATTGTATAAGGCTGTTTTAGGGATCTATTAGTTGTTTATGATGGTAATTTAATTTATAACATTTTGATATCAAATATATTATACATTCACATCTAAATATCAGGATATGAGAACGAAAACAGAAAAAGCAATCAATTTATTCGAGTCCGGGTGCCTGAAAGAAGCGTTATCCATCTTCCGCACCTTCCGCATCGGATTCACCAAAGAAGAACGCAGAACACTGCAAATTGCAAGTGAAAGTCTTGCCGGAAATGAGAACTTCTACCAACAGATAGGAATCGACACAGATTCCATGATAAGCAAATCGGTTGAAATAATCACAGAAAAGTATTTGAGCAATGAAAAAGTTCAGTGTAAAATAGGGCGTAAAGCTTGTTACATTATAACTAATTAGTTATATTTGCATCATGGAATCAATAGAAACTAAAACCACTGATATAAGAACCATATACAAGACAGAGGAATTTGAAGAGTTCTACAATGATCTAAATGCAAGGGTAAAGGATAAGTTCGAGTATACATTTGAACTTGTACAAACGGTGTATGCCTTGCCTGTAAAGTATATAAAGCATTTGGATGGAACAGACTTATATGAAATGCGTGTGTCAGTCGGCTCTAATGAGTACAGAACTGTGTTATTTGCAATTGACAACAGCAATGTCATTTTAGCAACAAAAATAATCCTGCTTAACGGATTTTTAAAGAAATCTACAAAGGATTACGATAAGCAAATAGCCAAAGCAATACGAATTTTAAAAGATTTAGCATTATGATACAGTTAGATGAAAAGAAATTGGCAAGACTCAGAACAACCAACCAGCAACTTAATGAGAAATATGGGGAACATGGTACAGATACTCGTGAGAAGTTCAATGAGAAGTCGATGGCATGGTATTATGGTGATATACTTCGTGAACGCCGCAAGGAGCTAAAATTGACCCAGAAGCAGTTGGCGCAGAAAATTGGTAAGGAGCAAAGTTATATCGCCCGTGTGGAAAAAGGGGAAGTAGATATCCAGTTATCAAGTTTTTTCCGCATTGCGCGTGCGTTGGGTATCGAGTTTACGCCTACATTTGTTTGAAGTTAATTTTATATTCATAGAACATTTGCTTGCATTAAGGCAGAATGGAGAAGTCCGTTCTGCCTTTTTCGTTTCTGCAAGTAAAAGTTAAATCTTTGTCTTTCAGTATTTTATGATGAAAATAAAAGATATAAACCATTGTAAATCAATTATTTATTTGTATCTTTACAATATCAAAATAACACCTATTAATAACAAGTAAAAGTAAAGAGCAATGAAAACAGAAGAACTTATCAGATACTACAAAGCAAACATTGAAGCTATTGAAAAAGGATTGAACAACGACTCTCTTTCAGCAGATAAAAAATTCAGATTGGGATATACACAACAAGCGTTGGACGGATATAAGTCTGCTTTACAAGAACTTCTTGGAAATAATAACGACTAATAATAGAAGAGAGCAAATGAGCAAAGTAACAGAACTAACAAAAGAGTTTCAAAGAGTGATGTATTCCACTACATATTCATTTGAGATTGATACCGAAGATTATGTTTTCGGATTCAAAAACACAATAAAGAAGCGTACAAAAAGTTTAGCCAAGGCAAGCAAGCTAAAAGTGAAGTTAACCAATGATTGTGGTCGGTTCTTGTCAGAAACGGTGAGAGTTGTTGCTGTACGCTTCTACAAGAATGGAGAGCTTACCAAAAAATTGAAAGCAGAAGAGATATCTGCAAAGTATAACGGATAAATCATAGAGCTATGAATACTTATCATAAATTCTGTCCAAATGTATTTTTGGCAAAGTGCGATGAAAAGCACGAAAAAGGAGAAGTTATTGAGGTTACAACCAAGTATGGCAAAGAGAATGAAAGCATAGTTTTTAATCTGATTTTCGAGAAAGATGGTTTCTATTATTACTCTATCGTTCGGGCTGACGGATTTAATGTACAGGAATGGGCGAAGCAAAGAGCGAAACGCAGGCATGATTGGGCATCATTGGCTGCACAAAAAAGTAATGAGTATTTCAATCGCTCGAACAAAGATAGAGATTTCCTTTCCTTAGGCGAACCAATCAAAGTCGGACATCATAGTGAAAAGCGGCACAGGAAGATGATAGAAGATTCCTGGAACAATATGGGCAAAAGTGCTGAGCTCAGCGACAAGGCTGCCGAACATGAAAGAGTAGCCAAGTATTGGGAAAAACGTGCTGAAACGATCAATCTTTCAATGCCTGAAAGTATCGATTTCTACGAACATAAGCTGGAACAAGCTAAAGAATTCCATGAAGGTGTGAAGTCCGGCAAATACCCACGAGAACACGCCTACACTCTTACTTATGCCAAGAAAGCCGTAAATGAGGCACAGAAGAATTATGAACTTGCACTAAAGTTGTGGGGAGATGAAGAATAAAGTATACGTTTTGTTTCAAACTGATATTTGGAAAACAAAATCAAGTAGAGTGTGTTTCGGTGTATTTCTTTATGAAAATGCTGCTATTGATGCTGCCAAAGAAAATGGTTTGTAGATACTAATTGAAAAGTGCGCCAATATTCCAGTTGAAAATTGCGCCACCATAGGATAAGTATAATGACCTTT